GCGGCAATGGTAATGGGGCTACAGGCGCCATATCGACTGGATGAGTAACCAGTGACCCACCCCGGTGGACGCCCCCCTAAGCCCGCCTCCGAGCGGGCAACCTCCGTGGTGCATGTCAGGGTCACGGCAGAACGGAAAGCGGCGTATGTGGCAGCGGCGAAGTCCAGGGGTATGCCGTTTAGCCAATGGGTGCAGGAGTGGCTCGACTATGCCGTTGATGATGGTTATCGCGGATAGTCACTAGTGACTGGCTACTGACTGGCGACTATTTGGGCTAGACACAACCCAAAGCATGTGCAATTATGTGCAGAACACTGCGCAGAGTACGCATGATGCCAGCAGGTGCGCCATCCAAATCCCATGCTCCCGACCATAAAAGGGAGTTGGCCTATATCCCTGTGGATAGCCTGATTCCATACGCAAGTAACGCTAGGACTCACTCGGCAGAGCAAGTAGCCCAGATCGCGGCATCCATCAGGGAGTTTGGTTTCACTAACCCATTGCTGGTTGATAGCGATAACGGTTTGATCGCAGGGCATGGTCGCCTTATGGCCGCGAGAAAGCTTGGTATGGTAGAGGTGCCAGCCATTGTCCTAGACTACCTGTCAGAAGCCCAAAAAAGGGCGCTGGTCATTGCCGACAACAAGCTGGCGCTCAACGCCGGATGGGATGACGAGCTACTCAGGGTTGAGTTTGACGGATTGGCCGAGCTTGGCTTCGACCTTGATCTAACAGGGTTTTCCCTTGACGAGATTAACGCCTTAACGCCAGAAGTCCTTAACCCTGGCCTCACCGATGAAGATGCCGTCCCAGGGCCGCCAGAAACGCCCATAACGGTGCTTGGCGACATATGGGTGCTAGGACGCCACCGGCTTATGTGCGGCGATTCTACGGCGATTGACGCGGTGGAGAGCCTGATGGATGGGCAGAAGGCCGACATGGTGTTCACCGACCCGCCTTATAACGTCGACTATTCGGGGCGTGGCAAGAATGATCTGGGAAAGATTAAAAATGACAATATGTCGGAGTCAGAATTCGAGCAGTTTTGCAGAGACGTCTTTACGTGTTACGCGGCAGTGATGAAGCCGCTGGCCTGTATATATGTTTGCCATCCAGACTCAGCATCAGCACCAAAACTAGCGTTTGAGAAAACCTTTGCCGAGTGTTTTAAGAAGTCCTCGACCATTATCTGGATGAAACAATCTGCCGGGATGGGTTGGCAAGATTACAGGGCGCAACATGAACCTATTTTGTACGGATGGAAAGAGGGAAGCGGAAAGCATTTCTTTTGCGGTGACCGTAGCAAAACAACGGTTTGGAACATTGGCAGGGATGCACAAATCAGTTACGTCCATCCGACACAAAAGCCGGTGGCGCTCCCATCTGAGGCAATATTAAACAGCAGCAAAGGAGAGGATATTGTGGTCGACCTGTTCTGTGGGTCAGGATCGACACTAATCGCTTGTGAAAAGACGTCCAGGAATGCGAGGATGATGGAGTTAGACCCCAAATACTGCGACGTTATTATAAAGCGATGGCAGGACTTTACAGGAATGCAGGCAGTCCATGCCGTAACTGGGGAGGTGTTCGATGGCGCAAGAGCCGCATAGCCCCAATGAAAACACCCGCCGCACAGTAGAGGCGATGATTGCCGGTGGTATCCCGCAGGAGGATGTCGCTTTGGTCATCGGCATAGACTCCAAGACCCTCCGCAAGCATTACCGGGAGGAGTTGGACACTGCTGCTGCCAAAGCCAACGCTATGGTGGCAAAGACGCTGTACCAGAAGGCTGTAGCGGGCGATACAACATCCCTCATATGGTGGACGAAAGGCCGCATGGGTTGGTCGGAAAAAAGGGAACACTCAGGCGCAAACGGTGGCCCCGTTCAAGTAGTCATCGCAGGCAAAGACCAAAGTGTCTAGCTTCCACCTGACTGCGGCTCAGGATGCGGCTATGGACTGCCTTATAAGCCCTGCTCTGCACTGTGCTTTAGGTGGTGGATCAAGGTCAGGCAAGACCTTCATGCTGGTCAGAGCCGTAGTGCTCAGGGCATTGAAGGAGCCAGAGAGCCGACACGCGATATTTAGGTACAGGTTCAACGCTATCAAAGCCTCGGTCATCTACGACACGCTGCCAAAGGTGTTCAAGTTATGCTTCCCTGGCGTCTGGGAACATTGCGATCTAAACAAGACTGATTGGTTCCTTAAGTTGCCCAATGAGTCCGAGATATGGTTCTGCGGGCTGGATGACAAAGAGCGCACCGAGAAGATACTAGGGCTAGAGTTCGCCACCCTGTATTTCAACGAGTGCAGCCAGATACCCTTCCAAAGCATTACCCTGGCAATGACGCGATTGGCCCAAAAGACAGAAGGCTTGAGGCTGAAGGCTTACTACGACTTCAACCCGCCAAGTAAGAAGCACTGGACCTATCGCCGGTTTGTGGAAAAGAAAGACCCCGACAGCGGGCAGCCGGACAAGAACCCCGACAACTACCGGCTTTACCTGATTAACCCTTCCGATAACCGGGAGAACCTCGACCCTGAATACCTCAGCATGTTGGACAGCCTGCCGGAAAGGGCGCGCAACCGCTTCCTGTTAGGCCGGTTCACTGATGACACAGACGGGGCTTTGTGGACGGATGAATTGATAGCCAACAACCGCAAACTGGGCAGGCTTGAGGAAAACATCCCCGACTTCCTCCGTGTGGTGGTGGCTGTTGACCCTTCCGGCTGTTCAGGCGATCAGGACACCCGCTCTGATGAGATTGGCATCACGGTCTGCGCCCTTGGCACCGATGGGCATGGCTACTTGCTAGAAGACTTGTCAGGCCATTACGGCCCTGCTGATTGGGGCAGAATCGCAACGGACGCCTATAACCGCCATTCCGCAGACAGGATAGTCGGAGAGCGCAACTTCGGTGGCGCAATGGTTGAAGCGGTGATAAGGGCTGCAAACCCCGATGTACCCTACCGTGATGTGACCGCTTCCAGGGGCAAGGTTGTGAGGGCAGAGCCCGTCGCGGCCCTATACGAGCAAGGCAAAGTTCACCATATTGGCTACTTCCCAGAACTGGAGGACCAGCTTTGCGGCATGACTACCTCCGGTTACGGTGGCCTGAAGTCACCTGACCGCGCCGACTCCCTTGTGTGGGGTTTTACTGAGTTGTTCCCGATGATGACACGCAAGGTCGAGGAACCCATCAAATTGAAATTTGCGAGGTTAGGTTAATGCCTACCCAACAGAACTACGAAGATCACACATGGATGCTGGAGGCGCTCAAGAAGGCGCAGGACGACGACCACGACAATCGAGAGATGGCGCGAGAGGCTCACAGATTCGTAAATGATAGAGATGGCCAGTGGGAAGACAAGTGGCGCGAGGTCTACAACGGGCGTCCTCGATATACTTTTGACCTGACTAACCCAATGATTGAGCAAATAACCGGCTCGATTGCCAAGTCTGATTACAGCATCAAGGTACTACCGGCAGGCGGCAAAGCGACCAAGGAAGCCGGGAGAAAGTACGAGGGCATTGTCCGGCACATTGAAGCCATATCCAGCGCCAATGAGATTTACAGCAAGTCCGGTAGGTCAATGGCTGTCGAGGGCTGCAACGGATGGGAAGTGGTTCAGGCGTATCAGGATGGGGATAGCTTCGACCAGGATTTGATGATTTCCACAGTTCCGAACTGGCTGAACCGCGTTTGGCTTGGCCCCCATACGGAACAGGATGGAAGCGACGCCCCCTACGGATGGAAGCTCATCGGCATGACCGAGGACGAATACCGGGCCAAGTATCCCAAGCGGGATGTGCCTTCAAGCGTCTCAACTGACGAAACATCGTTTAACTTCCGGTACGGCGGGCGTGATGACCTGATACTGGTCGGGACGTTCTATTACAAAAAGCCCGTCGAGAGAGAATTGGTCATCATGTCAAACGGTCAGACCTACGTTGTGGACGAGAAGTTTGAAGCCTTGGCCGATGAGTTGGCGCTATTAGGCGTTACCGAGCTTCGCCGCCGCACCCGTACCGTGCTTAAGGTCTGCACTCGTATCTTTGATAACTCCGATTGGATAGGCAAGCCGCAGGAAACGGTGTTCGAGAACTGGATACCATTAGTTCCGCTGTATGCCAATTTCGACTATGTGGATGACTGCGTGGAATACTACGGCGCTGTCGAAAAGATGATGGACTGGCAGCGCGTCTATAACTATTCCATGACGCGGGAAATCGAGGACGGTGCTTTCGCTCCCCGTAAAAAGTACTGGATGACGCCGAAGCAGGCGCAAGGGCATGAGCAAACGCTTGAAACCCTGAACACCAATAATGACCCCGTTCAAATCTTCAATTCAGACCCTGAAATGCCCGGTTATCCAGGCTACCTCGGAGGCGCTCAGGTAAACGAAGGGCTTCGCATCATATCCGAGTCCATGAGGACGGGATTACCCATGTCTGCGGGCCTGTTCGCTGCGTCACTTGGCGACAATCCCGGCCTGCAATCCGGTGTAGCTATTGACCTACTGCAAGAGCGCGGCGACGTAGGCTCTAACAAATACATTGATGCGAGGACGATTGCCCAACGGCAGACCGGGCGCATTTTGGTCAACGCCATCCCAAGGGTTTACGACATAGGGCGCGAGGTCAGAATCCTGTCTGATGACGGCTCTGTGGACATGGAACTGATTGGCACCACGATACAAGACCAGCAGACCGGCAGAGTGATTACCATGCACGACTTAGCCGAGGGTCAGTATGACGTGACGTGTACTGCCGGGCCTTCCTTCACCAACCGCCAAGGGCAGACGGTTGACGCCCTGACCAAGCTCGGCACTGTTGACCCATCCGTGATTCAGCTTGGCGGGGACATTCTCGCCAACAACGTGAACGGGCCGGGGATGGAAATCATCGCCAAGAGGAAAAGGCGGCAGTTGTTTACTTCGGGTGTATTGTCACCTGACGAGCTGACCGAGGAAGAACAGCAGGAAATGCAGGCCAATCAGCAGCAGCCGCAGGAAGATCCGATGATGGTCGCTGCGAGGGCCGAGGAAGCCAAAGCACAAGCCGACCTGATGAGCGCCCAAACCAAGCAAATGGAAGCGCAGCTAGACGCCCAAGTGAAGATGAAGGAGGCCGAACAGAAGGACAAGGAACTACAGATTCGCGCCTATGAAGCCGAAACCAAGCGGTTTGAGGCTGACATTGACCGCTCCAAAGCATTGGCAGAAATCAAAGGCAAGGGCGCACAAGCCGCCAAGCTGTTGGCCGAGGCGCAGGCTCAAGACATAGAAAATGATGCGGTAATGAGCGGCATCACCAACATCGTAGACCGCCTCCGTGGGTAAGCTATCGGGATTAAACGAAAGTTTAGCGGCGATTGTGAAGCCGCGATTGCCTGACTATCACGACCCAAGGTTTGCGTTGCCGGAACCGGAAGATACCGCCATGCTAGAGGCGCTGAATGCGCTTGTGACAGCGGTTAACGGGATAACCATCCCCGAGGTAAAGATTGACCTGAATGCAGCCATAGGCAAGCTGGTGAAGGCTGTAAACAGCATTCAATTCCCTGAATCAAAGCCTATCGACCTGACCACACTGATTGAGGCCATCAAAGGCGTCAGCATGGAGGTGGAGATACCCGAACACAAACCAATGGAACCTTGCGCCTACACCTTCACTGTCCAACGGAATGAAATGGGCGTGATGACCGGCGTTGTCGCGGTTCCTGGCATTGTCGAAGCGCCCGAAAAGACCGACACAGCGAGTTACGAGTAATGGCACTTGTACTTGGCACATCCTCGGGTTTCGTTACAGTGGCCCCAACCGCTGACCCTACGGGTGGCGGGACGATTATCATAGACGGCGCATCATGCGTCACAAAAGACACGTCCCCCGCTGGGGCAAGTTTAATAACGGAAGTTGGTTGGTGGCGTGATTCTGGAACGGACGCGGCTAACTGGGAGATTGGCTTGTATGACGAGTCAGGCGGGGTGGCTAATGCGCTGCTATACGTCGATGCGACAAATTCAACAACGGTTACAGGTTGGCAGGTTGTATCAGTAAGTTGGTCGATATCAGCAAGCACTGCATATTGGCTTGCTGTCCAAATGGATGCCCACACCGGGTCTAGCACGATGGACACTCAGGCTTCCGGCGGCGTTGGGCGAGATGCACTTACTGGCCAGACAACGCTAAACAACCCATACGGCGGCGGCGCGGTAGCCAATCCGGTAGGCATGGCGGCAATATATGCCGTTGTCGCACCGTCGTTTGTCCCGGCGTGGGGCGTTAATGCAACAACAACACTAGGCGGGACTACCTGATGTTTCGTAAAAACACTTCCGGCCAGTACATCCACGTCCAAGGGGTAGATGCAACGACCGGAGGGATAAAATCCGGCGTTACATGGACGGTCAGGCGCTGCATTGATGGCACCTTCGCTGCGGCTACCGGAACTGCTACCGAGGATGGAACTACGGGGTGGTATAAGTTCGCGCTGTCCCAGGCCGATACCAACGGCAATAACATCGCGTTTAACTTCACCGGCACCGGGGCGATACCTCAGACGGTGAACATCGTCACTACTGCCTGCGACCCAACCAGCACGGCTTTCGGCCTGTCCATCGCCAAGACTACGAACATTACCGGCTTTAACGACATTGCGGCCACTGCTGTTGTGTCATCCGGTGCGATTACTACATCAGGCGGCGCGGTATCCACTGTCACAGCGGTGACTAATTCTGTCACCCTTCCAACCATACCGGCAGACTGGATAACCTCCTCAGGAGTTGCGGCAAGCGCGGTCATAGAGATACAGAGCGGGCTATCGACTCTTGATGCTGCTGGTGTACGCGGCGCTGTCGGTATGGCTAGTGCAAATCTGGATACGCAGCTAGGCGTTATTGCTACAGACACCACGACTGATATTCCGGCACAGATCGCGGCACTGAACAACCTGTCTAGTGCTGATGTTACTGCCGCTGTGCCGACAGCGACACAGAACGCCGACGCCTTGCTGAATAGGGATATGGCAGCGGTGAGCGACACCAATTCCCGATCACCTCTTAACGCCTTGCGGTTCCTGCGTAACAAGTGGGGCTCTGTTGCCGGGACACTGACGATATATGCCGAAGATGATACAACTCCAAAATGGAGTGCCGCTTTGACATCTGACGCGAACGCCGAGCCTATAATATCAGTGGACCCGGGCTAAAACATGCGCTCGCCCCTATTCCTGCTAGGACTATCCGCGCCGCAGTTAGCCCCGATAACGCAGGGCTTTCTATCCCCGCTGTGGCTCTTGGGCTTATCCGGCGAAACCGGCGTAATCCCGCCTGTAACTGTATTCCGGCGCGGTGGTCACAACGATGACGATGAAGTGATGGGGATTGTCTTGGCGTTCATGGGAGTAATGACAAATGGGCGTACCTAGAACACTAGCCAAGGGTTTATCGAAGCTGAAGGAAGCGGCGCAAGCCCGCAAAGCCGCCGATGTTGCAGGCGTCATGCCCTACGCCGGAGCCACTGCTGCACTGCTCGCAGGCGCTACAGGATCTCAGGAAGCCGAGGCAGGCCCACTGCAGACCCTTGGGCGCGCCACCCCGTACCTGACATCTGCTGCCTTGGGCGGCGCTGCTGCGCTGCAATCGCCCGAGGTTGAATCGTTTGTCACGCAACCCGTTATCGACCCGTCCTATGAAACCTACATCCGCGACGAAATGGAAGCCCGCACAGCCGCTGACAAGTTCGCACAGATGCGCGGAAGCAAGGCAGGCTATTGGGAAGCCCGCAGGCAGGAACTGTTGGATATGGTTAACGGCTTGGGTGAAATGGCCAATAACGTAGTTTTGCCCGCCCTCGATAAGCCGCTGCAAGGGTATTTGGGGTTGGCGGGTACTGCCGGTGCTTTGGCTCAGGGTCAGGGACTTCAACAGGCATTGATGCAAGGCGCGAACATCGCCCGACAGCCAAGCGAGCAGACCACTTACAACATGGGCGGGGCGGTGACAGACACGCTTTCACCCTATACAACACCGGAAGCCGCAGCAGCAGCGGGCGCGCTGACCAATGCCGGCATTCAGATGTTGAGTCCGATTTAAAGCGAACGGAGGCGCGTTTCCTCCGGCAACTAGAGGGTAAGACGATGGGCGAAGAAGCGTTAGACACGAATAGTTATGATGGACCCGATGAGGGCGGCGAACAGGAGCAACTTGAGGCGGTAACGGTTTCAAAGCCGGAAGCACCCGCAAAGGAACCGGAGCGCGAGCTAACCGACGAAGAGCGAATAGCCCTTTTCACTCCCGAACAACAGGCGAC